CATAGTCAATATTTTGACCAGATATGGAATATCCGAGAGTAGGTTGCGTGGTTGTTATACCCCCCGCGTTGGTGGCGTAGCCCGCGTTGGTGGCTGCGCTTGCATTGGTGGCAGACGAAGCAAAAGTGGCGTTGGTTGCAGTCGAAGCAAAACCTGCGTTGGTAGCCGCGCCTGCGTTGGTAGCCGATCCTGCACTGGTAGCAAAGCCTGCATTGGTGGCAAAGCCTGCATTGGTGGCTGAACCTGCACTGGTAGCCGTAGTGGCCAAAGTGGCAAGGGTCGCCAGAGTCGCCAGCGTAGCCGTAGTAGCCAGCGTTGCATTAGTTGCCGAAGTTGATGATGTGGCAAAAGTGGCGTTGGTCGCAGTCGAAGCAAAAGTGGCGTTGGTAGCTGAACCCGCAGCAATGCTGGACTGAGCAAGCCAAGTAGGGGCTGCTGCGCCGTTACTTTGAAGAACTTGCCCGGAAGTGCCAGCCGAAGAGTACGCCTGCGCCGTACCCGTGCCATAAGTTACCCCGCCGTTGGTAGGGGTGGCCGTAGAGTTTGTTCCGCCGTTGGCAATTGGAAGGGTGCCGCTCACTGCCGTAGCCAGACCAACCTTGCCCCAGCTTGGGGCTGCGCCCACGCCACCAGAAATCAGGGCATTGCCAACCGCTACGTCTGCAAGTTTTGCCAGCGATGTGGTTGTGTCTGCATACAGCAAATCGCCAATGGCATAGGAGGTCTGCCCGGTGCCGCCCAGAGGAGCAGACACAGCCGTAAAGCCTGCGGCCAACGAACCCGCAGCCAATGCCCCCGTCCCAGTGATACCCGTATAGGAACCCGTGAGCCTTGAAGTGCCAAGCGTGCCAGACGAGATGTTGCTGGCATTGGTCGTGTCCGTGGTGGCTGAAGCTGCAAGCCCAGACACCGCGCCTGCGGCGATGGCAATAGCTGTGTCGGTAGCCGAAGTAATCTGACCTTGGGCGTTGACTGCCACGACTGGGACAGAACTTGCGGAGCCGTAGGTTGTTGCGCTTACCCCAGTGTTAGCGATGTTGAACGTGTAAGTAGGGGATTCATTCAACCCTGTACCCGCCGTGTATGTGATTGGCGCAGCAAACTGCTGGAAGACAATTGCGGTTGTGCCAACTGTTATCGGGGGCGCAGTCTGCTGAACCCAAGCGGTATTGAGGTTTACTGTGCCGCTGGTTACCAAGAAAAAGTCACCTTCGTCGATCTGGTCAACGCCCGTCCCAGCGGTATCAAAGTCGGTTGCCCGAGTCAGAATGTATGGCGTCCCAGCGGAGCCAACCTGAGTGACCGTATACACACCGTTGTTTGCTTGCGCAGCTTCGTTCTTCACCAATATCCGGTTTGAAGCAACAGTGAGCGTTGAGTCCACAGACAAAGCGCCATTGGCGTTTGCGGTAAGCGTTGCCCCTACCCCAGATGCGCCGTTGTTGTATGTGTTTGCTGGCAGGGCTGCGGTAGTCGCTAAATCCACTGCTTCGTGGAAATGAATGCCCGATGCAATGGCGTCAGCGTACTGCTTGTTAACAATGTCTGTGTTGTTGACCGGGGTTGTAGAAACTGTTCCCGCAGTGATGTTGGCCGTGCTGATGTTGGCCGTGCTGGTGCCCAGTGTGCCGATGTCGAGAACGTCAACAGCCAGCCCAGCCGCGCTCAAATAAACCGACCGCGAAGACGGGTAGGTCACAAAGACGTTCTTTGTACCCGCAGCAAAAGAAACCAATGACCCTGCGTTACTGGAAGACAGCACGGTGGTACGAGACAGGGTTGTGCCCGAAGCGGTATACGTACCAATACCAACTTCCCAGTCGCCTGCGGTCAGGTCAACAATGGTGTAGTACGTGGTGTTACCGTCGCCAACCGTGGCAAAGGTCTGATACCCAAGAACCGCCCCGGCAAGCGTGACAGTGCCCGTCCCCGTTGTTGAGGTGATTTCTTGTACCCTGTCTTTTACTACGAGTGCCATATTTAACCCTGCGTTTTTACAGTCTGCCAAGTGGTTGACTGTGCGGTGTTTACCTCTGCCCAACCCGCCGTTTGCGCTGCGTTAATTGTCCCCCAGTTTGCGGTTTGTGCATCGTTGATGATCTCCCACAAGAACCGGGCAAGAATCACATCCGCTCCCACTGCGCTGTCCTGTATGGTAGCAAGAAAGACGGCTGAAGCCAAGAGCGAATCCAAGGCCGTAGCCGTGTCACTGACAACGGCATTAAAAGTGGAGGGGGCAACCAAAGTGTCGTCAAGACCCGTGGCTGTTTCAGCCACCGCAACCCCAAACCCAGCAGCGGCAGCAAAAGTATCAGACCCCGTGGCCGTATCCACAAAAGCCGCCAAGAAGTCTGCGTTTGAGCTTGGCGTATCCAAGGCCGCTGCCAACTCTTGGATGAACACACTATATTCAAGGCCCGCAATCAACAAATCAGATGCTGTAGCCGTCTCAGGCGTTGCGGCCTCAAAAACTGCTTGGGCCAAATACAGATCAGAAACGCTGGCGGTTTCCGCGTAGGCCGCTTCAAAAGTCGCCAAAGAAGCAACCGTGTCTGCCGCCGTGGTCGTATCTTCAAAGTACGCCGGGAACACCACCAAAGCAGACGGCGTATCCAGGGCAGTAATTGTCTCCGCTATGGCCGCGCTAAAGTCAGAAGCCGCAACGGTAATGTTTATACCAACCGCAATCTCTTCCAGAATCAACGGTGCAAACAACGCCACCGCACTGACCGCCGTATCTGATGCCGTTACAGCCTCATCAACCGCGCTGTCATAGACTGCGCCCGTCCCTGCTAAAGCAGCAAAGGGAGCGGCAGCAAATGCGGATGTACCAAACACAAAGGATTACGCAGCGTCGAGGCTGAACGTGTAGGTCACTGCTCACGGTACACAGGAACGCGCCCGCAACAACACCGCCAGAACTGGTAATGCTGAACGAAGAGGGAGCCGCAGAGTTGCTGATGACAGACGGGTCAGCAGTGGTAGCCGTACCAAAAGTCACAGCCTTACGTGAGCCGCTGTAGTTGGTGAACTCAGTCCATGCTTTGGAAGCCAGGGTGTCCGTAGCAGCGTATGTCGTGCCAGAACCAGGGCCAGTCACCAAGCCAAGGAAAAAGGCCGCTGTGTACGTACTGCCCTTGAAGTATTGGGTGTTCATGTTTTGCAGCCCCTCGTTGACCACAAGGTTATGCATCTTGTCTTCCCACTTCACGTTGCCGTCTTTATCCAGGCACTGAACGTGAAACACGCCGCCACCACGAGCACCGTTTTGCAGGGCCGTGCCAGCAACCAAACCCGCAGTTACGGCGTCGGTAGATTGAGCTTTTTCGTTAAACATAGGGTGCTCCTTAAACAAGTCGAATGAGTGCCGATGTGCTTGTGTTTGCGGGCATCGTCACAGGGAAGGTGTTGGTTGATGTTTTGTTGCTGCCAAAGTCCAAGACGCATACAGCGCCATTATCCCCCGGCGTGTAAATCAAAGCCCCTCTGGCCGTGATTGCACCCGTCCAAGAAGGAGAGGAGAAATTTACATACGTGATGCTGCCAGAAGCAGTGGTTTCTGTGCCCACAGTAGCGGTAACAGGCAGGCCACCAGGGTTGTAGTTGCCCCCCGATGCTTCCCCAGTGGGGGTGTACGCAGTGGTGGTCTCATCAAGCGTGGCTGCATTGGTGTACAGCGCCAAATAAAACGTATCGGTCGTAAAGTTGATTGTGCCGTTTACCAAGCCCGAGCGAAGAGTGTTGCAACTGAAGTTGCCTGTGAACGCCATCAACGCACCCCGTTATTCTGCGGTAGCGGGGCTTCCCGATACTGCCCGCTGCGGTACGCATCACTGCGCTCCAACCCATCGCCCAGACGTTTAGCCAGCGCAAGGGCTTCTTTGTACTTGGCGTCGTACCCAGCAATAATGTCTTGCTCACCCTTCATGAAGATGTACGCTTCAACCAAAGACCCATACAGCAACACGCTGTCAAAGTTGTCGCCCAGCCAAGTGCGTCCAGTTGCGTTGTCAATTGCTGTAACTGTGATTGTGAAAAGAGTGCCTGTGCCGCCAACATAAGAAACGCTTGTCGTCAGAACGTCACCAACAACATAGTACGCACCGCCGTTAACAATGGTTACGCTTGTAACAATGTTGCCAGACACCACGATAGTAGCAGCGGCTGAATTCCCCGTGCCACCGGTTAATGGTACGTTGTAATAAGTTCCGTTAGTCAAGCTACTACCAGTAGTAGTAATTGACGCCGCCGTTGCTACGCCTTGAATAATTGATTGTGGGTAATAGTAGTAATGCAACTCAACTTCATAGACCGCATCAGGTGTGGGGCCAAGAATGAACGACAACTCATTGGTGATTACGGGGGACGCATCGTTTGAAGTTGTTGGGCCAAACAGTGCGTAGTACTTGGGCGTTGCAGTGTCCGTGGCTTTGGGGTACGCCTGACGAATGAAGTTCACGTCCTTGTTGAGCAAGAATTCTTGCCCGTCAGCAGTGATGACCGCCAACGAAAACGTAGAAAGAAAGTCACCAGGGCACGACAAATACTTGTTGCCTGTGGACGTTACCCCCGTCACGTTTTTACGCA